CGAAGGGTAAGAGATATAGTTTCGTTTCTTGGGTTTGGTAGAGGAAAATATGTCAACATTACAAACAAATGATTATGACTTTGGATTCAGTTTTGCAGACGAAGAAAGTTTGCCAACGTCTTCATCAAGTCAACAAACCAATGAAGAGATCTCAGAACTGAAAGATAAACTTGACGCAGTATTAAGCGCACAAGAGCAAAATTTAAATAGTGCAATGGTTAATGCGATTGAAGAAAAGTATAAGGCAAAACTTAAAGAAGTTGAAGGATTGATTCTTCCATTGCTATTAAATCTAAAAAAGAATCCCGAGAAAGCGTATATTAATTGGCCAAATAGAGTTTCAATAATCGATAAACAAATCGAAAAAATTACAAAGGTCACACGAGGTTAAAAACAATGCCTGATCTAAAACTAACATGCGATAATTGTGGGTCTTCATTTGCTTTATCATATGACGATGATGAAGTAAGTTATTCACCAAGTCATTGCCCATTCTGTGGCGATTTCTATGATAATGAAAGTGAAGAACTTAATTTTAACGATTCCGATGATGATGGATTTGATGCCCCAGAAAATGATCTAGGGACAGAAGAAGATGACTACAGTAACAGTAGGCATTGACTATTCGTTAACTTCTCCATGTGTATGCGTTTCACGTGATAAGACATTTTCAAATTCATTTTTCTATTTCCTAAACGATCGCAAAACAGTACAAGGAAAGGTTCATAATATTCTTGGTGAACAACACGATGAATATATGACAGACCAGGAGCGATATGAGAATATCGCCTCTTGGGTTTTAACTATCTTGGCTGGATTTAAAAAAGAAGAAATCACAATTCTTATTGAAGGTTATTCCTTCGGTTCCACGGGCAGAGTGTTTAATATTGCTGAAAATTGTGGAATTCTAAAGTATATGCTGTATAAGAATGGATACAAGTTCTTTACAGTGCCGCCAACAGTGGTCAAGAAGTTTGCAACTGGTAAAGGTAATGCTACAAAAGAAAAGATGTATGAATCATTTGTAAAGGATACTTTAATAGAATTACATAGTATAATAAGTCCTACGACGAAACTTGGTTCACCTACTACTGATATTGTTGATGCTTGGTATATTGCAAGATATATGATTGACAAGCAAACTCAATACGAAAAAATATGAGGCAACTAAAATGACAGTAAAATTTGACTCTTGTGACGGTGCGTTGTGGCATGTCACAAAAGAAAATGATTGTGATAATATTGACTCTTCGATATACTCATACCAAGACAAATACATAGAGCCAGATGAATTGGGTTACAAGTATCATGTCTTAACTTATAAAGAAAACGATTATAACTCTGCTGAAATTTTATGTGCATATATTGGTGATGTGCAATATTTTATCAACAATCATGCGAAAGCAGGGTATAATGGTATGATGGTCAAGGATAAATCAGTACCAAAAAAGACAATTAAAAATATGTTTAAAGCAATCCTTGTAAATTGGCGATTCCCTGACAATACAATTAAACAATTGGTGAAACAAGTATGATTTTTGACAAAGAAAATTTAAACGAGTTGTTGAGAAATAATGTTGTTACTGTGACCTTTACAAAGGTCAACGGTGATGCGCGCATTATGAAGTGCACATTGTTAAGCGAACATATTCCTAATGCACCAAAGGCTAATGGAACAGTCGTCGCTCGTCAATCTAATAGTGATATTGTATCTGTGTGGGATCTAGACGCAAATGGTTGGCGCTCGTTTAAAGTGAACAGTGTCAAGTCAGTTTCAGTGGGATAATTTACTAAATAACAACACTCGCCTCAACCTTTCGGTGTAGAGGTTATGCGTACTACGCTGAGTTTTATAGGATCCCGCTAGAAAAGTACAATCTAGCACCCATTGCGCAGTGGGGGGAAGATGAACCGAACTTTAACTTGATCGTAATAATCGTGCACTATATAATAACTCCGGCTCTTGGAGTCTCCAATGCAATATAAATCAATCTTCATCTCTGATGTCCATCTTGGATCAAGGGGATGTAAGGCAGAAGAGCTGTGCGATTTCTTGAAAAATAATACAGCCGAGCATCTATACCTCGTCGGCGATATTATAGACGGCTGGCGATTAAAAAGAAAATTCTATTGGCCACAATCACACACTGATGTGATTCGTAAAATTCTCAAAGCTGCAAAGAACAATACCAAAGTGACTTATGTTGTTGGCAATCACGATGATGCATTTCGTGACTTATTAACATTTGACATTCATTTCGGAAACATAGAACTAGTAAATCAAACTCGATACACAGCAATCAACGGAAAGACCTATATGGTCATTCATGGCGATCTATTCGATGGTGTGCTGCGAACCAAACTTCAATGGCTCTATCATCTTGGCGATATGCTATATAATATCCTATTGCGCGTCAATGTCCTTGTCAGCAAAGTTCGTAATTGGTTTGATATGCCACACTGGAGTTTAAGTCAGTATCTTAAAAACAAAACAAAAGAAGCAGTTTCGTATGTAAACAATTTTGAAGATTTGATTACAGATTACTGTAGCAAACAAAAAGCCGATGGAGTTATCTGTGGGCATGTTCATCGCGCTGAGATTAAATCAATCAATGGCATTGAATACATGAACGATGGAGATTGGGTTGAGTCGTGCACAGCATTAGTTGAGCATATGAATGGGACATGGGAGATCGTGGAATGGCACGGACGAAAGTAATTATCATCACAGATGCATGGGAACCGCAAGTGAGCGGCGTTGTTACAACATATAAGAACATCATTGCCAATCTTCCTGATTGGATGACAGTCGATGTCATTCATCCAGGATTATTCGATTCATTTAAAGTTCCATTCTATAAAGAAATTCCATTTTCTCTTTGCTCTTATGCAAAAATGTTTAAGATGATTGAAGTAAGAGATGCTCATTGGCATATGCTAGGATATGACACAAAGTACCACATTGCAACAGAAGGCATTCTAGGTTTACAGGCGAAAAGAGTTCTTGAAAAACTAGGAATCAAATACACAACTGCATATCACACAAAGTTCCCTGAATTTATCAAAGAGATGTTTGGTATACCAGTAATGTTTACTCGATGGTACTTCAACTGGTTCCATAAAAATGCGAAATATGTCATGTGTTCTTCTGCATCAAACGCAAAAGAAAATTCCAAGTGGAACTCAGTAGTTCTAGGAAAAGGATTTGATTCTCATTTTAGATTTAACGACAAGTATCGCGACAACAAAGTTGTGCTGTTATACGCTGGTCGTGTAAGTAAAGAAAAGAACCTTGATGCATTTTGCGAGTTAGATGTTTCTGCATGTGTTGCACCAACAACAGAAGTGATCAAAGTCATCGTTGGCGATGGACCATATAAAAAGAAACTACAGAAGAAATACCCAAATATCAAATTCGTCGGATATAAATTTGGACCAGAATTAGCGCAATGCTATCAATCAGCAGATGTGTTTGTGTTTCCAAGCAAAGTGGATACTTTCGGAATAGTAATTCTTGAATCAATGGCATGTGGAACACCTGTTGCTGCTTATCCTGTCACTGGTCCGATTGATCAGATTCAAAATGGTGTTAATGGATTTGTTGATGAAGATTTGAGTATCGCAGTTTGTTTCGCGCTGGATATTGATAGAGGAACGGTGCACCTGAGTGTGCGACACACTAACTGGGGAAAGTCCGCAGAAGAGTTCTCGAGGTATGTGACGGAATAATTCATTTTTTACTTTTAATACCCATTTCATTACGATACTCCTTAGCAGTTAAAGACATATAGCGATCAACATCGCGTTCAAGTTCATCTTCAATTTCTTCAATGGTTGGATCAATATCGCTCCAGTCAACTTTCTTAAAAAGTTCACGAAGCTCTTTTTCACTCAACGACATCAGATCAATATCTTGTTTCATAGTTTCACCTGTGATCGGAAACTCTCCGACCTTACACTTAAATATAACTTGTTTCTGCGATCTAACATACGGTAACTAAACGGGACTCGTTCAGTTACGGTT